TAAGACCTGTTCCACCTGCTAAAGTTAGCGTTTCACTATCTAAATCAATGGCAATATCATTGCTTCCGTCAGATACATCTAAATCTTGCGCTGTTACTTGCGAATCAACATAGGCTTTAATTGATTGCTGTGAGGCTACCTTAGTAGCAGAATTAGATGCCATATTATCTTCATCTAAAAATGCTGATCCTGATAAGCCAGTATTAATAACTGGACTTGTAAGCGTTTTATTGGTTAGTGTTGCTGTTGTTCCTGAAACATATGTGTCTAGCCTAGTAACAGCTAGTTGTTTCATTGTGCCATTATCATTAACAATGATTTGATCTGCGTCTACTATAACCACTGATGATGCTGAAGTATCACCATCAAGAATATTTACCTCTGCGCCAGTTGCAGTTATTACCGTTGAGCCGTTAAGTTTTGGAGAGGTTAGTGTTTTGTTTGTAAGTGTGTCAGTTGTAGCACGCCCAACAAGTGTTTCTGTTCCTGTTGGTAGGGTAACTGTTCCTGAATTGCTTATAGTCGCAATTACTGGTGCAGTAAGTGTCTTATTTGTTAGTGTCTGCGTTCCTGTAAGCGTTGCTACGGTACTATCTATTGCAAGGGTAATGTTATTACCACTTAGGCTAGAAGTAAGCCCTGTGCCGCCTAGAATGCCAAGTGTTTCTGAATCTAAGTCAATAGAACCATTGCTACTTCCATCTGTAATATCTAAGTCCTCTGCTGTGATTGCAGCATCTACATAAGCCTTAATAGATTGTTGTGAAGCTGCGGCAACTGCACTGTTAGAACTAAAGTTATCCTCATCAAGAAAAGCTGTTCCTGAAAGTGTTCCATTAAGAACTGGGCTTGTTAAGGTCTTGTTTGTGAAAGTTTGTGCTGAAGATAGCCTTGCTACAGTAGAATCAACTGCAAATGTAACACCTACGCCTGAAGCGCTAGATGTCATTCCATCTCCACCTAGTAGTTGTAAAACCTCACTATCTATTCTTATGTCAATTAGATTGCCGTCATCATCTCTGATGTCTAGGTCTTGGTTAACATTATTGTCATCTACATAGGCTTTTATGCTTTGTTGTGTGGCTAATGCGGTTGCACTATCAGAAGCCATGTTATCTTCATCAAGTATTGTGGTTACTGTAGCGCCACTACCTACTTTAAGGTTATAAATTAATTGTGTAATAGATTGTGCTGCACTTGCGTTTGTGGCAGTCCATTCTTCGTTTGCATGGTCGTAAACAAGCAATGCACCGTTGTTTGTACTTGTTGCTGTGGTTTGATCTATGCCCTTTGCCATAATGGCACTTGGACCTGCTAAACCTTGTGTGCCTACTGTTGTTACTGTTATGCCATCAGTAGAAGTTATTTCTATCTGATTGGTAACATCAGTATTAGTGATTGTTATGGAATCAACTGCGCTCATCTAGTTATATTCCTGCGTATGCTGTAAGTTCCCTCAATTAGCCTGCTTACAACTCCTGCGCCACTGGTAATCTCTAAATCAAAGACACCATCTGATGCGGTAAGTGCTGCTGTATCTGTGGCGCTAACTGATAGTGCTATTGTTCCTGCATTACCGCCCATAGTCATGCGACTGTTAGCTGTTGTTATATCTAGTATTGACGAACTTGCTTCAGGATTTTCTCTGAACTGCATTGCGCCTGAAAAGCCAGTTAAATTAATAACTGAGCCTGCTGAATCTTTAAGAGTTAGGGTCTGACCAAATGTTGCGCCCTGCTCTATGATAAAATGATGATAACCTGCACTCATTAAAACTTCCTATAAATTGCATGGTATCTACCATTTTGTAAGCATCTGCTTGTTTCACTATAACAAAGAATTTAGCTAGATGCTTTCTTTGTTGTTTTCTTGGTAGTTTTTTTCTTAGCAGTTGTTTTTTTCTTAGGCGCTTTGCCACCTTCCCATGCTTCATTTACATCAGGAGTGCTAGGGTCGTCTGCTTGTAATTGACCTTTTTTGTTTCTAGCCCGTTTAACTTCTTTGACTTCTGCTTCTACCTGTACGGCTTCATCTGCTGAATCTACCTTAACTTCCATAGCCCAACCGTTATTAATAAAGGTTTCCATGATTTCATCTTGCCATTTGCCCTCTGAAGCAATGATTTCATTGGCTTTGTAAAGCCTTATATCTGTTCCTTTCTCATTGCTTGAAGCAGGTTTGGGAACGATTATTTTAAATGTTCTTGACATAGTTTCTACCTGTAAAGAGGGGGGAAATTAATCCCCCCAAAGTTTGCTCAATTAAGCGTTGTGTACAGTGTTTGACTTAGGAGCAACACGAGGTCTGCTCTTTACAATCACTCCACTAATAGGTGTGCCATTTGAGTGTGTACCAGTTTTAGCTAGTACCAATCTTAAATAGCGTTTACCACCTACATAACCAACCTGCCAATCTCCACCTGAAGTACCTGGATCTCCGTCCGTTGTACCATCAAGTTTCAACCAAATGCCACCTGCAGCAATAGTTCCGTTGACAATATCTGCCTGCGCACAATCAGTGTAGGTAGAATCATCATCAGAATGCTCTAGTGATATTTCAAAGTAGACTGAGCCTGAAAGAGTATCTCCCTCTGCTCCAACATCTACGATAGCAGTTGCTTCTTCAAAACCTTTGAGGTCAACGGTAGTACCGTTAGCCGCAGCAGTTTTTACTGCATTGATTATTGAGTTACTTACAACAATGTTATTTGATAAATCTTGCATTAGTTACTCCTATTAAGTTGAACATTTGAGTTTAGAGATAGCCTCTTTCTGAATTACCTGTCCACCAACACGCTTTCTAGCAATGTATCTAACATTACCAGTAGTAGCTTGTGTAAATGGATCACGCAATACAGCTAGGTTAACTCTATCCACGATCATATAACCCCTACGGAAGTCACCATATGCAACTGGGAAAGTATTAGTTCCCTCACTTGGCATATCAGTAGCTTCTACATAAGGCATACCTAAGATAGTGTTAGTAACACCACCTTGCAAAGACATTCCTGCTTGGAACACATACTGACCTGCAGTATCTTTTAGTTTTCTAATTTTAGCTAAAGAGGTTCTATTGAAAACAAAAGTACCATTTTTAGAATAATCAGATTTTACATTGTGTACCAATGAAATAAGTCCATCAGCAGTAATCTCGTTAGCATCTCCTGAAACAACATGACCTACTCCTGAGTGGTCCATGAAGCCATGAGGTTTGCCAACTGAATCACCTGACACAAAAGCAGTACCTTCAGCTTTTGCAAATTGCTCTGCAAACTCTGACTGCATTTCTGCTTCAAGATCAAATACTGTATCTTCTAGGTCTTGCTCAGAGATATCCACTAACGCATACATTTCGTGTGCAGGGATTTCTTCTAGCCCGACTGTCCAACCAGTAGTCTCACTTCTAGTGCCACTTTCTGATACCCACTGTGCAGCAAATTGCCCATCTCTTTTAGGGACTTGAATGCTTCTTGCACCTGTGGAACGAACTTTAGCAATACTTCTGATAGGTGAAATTTCAGTTACAGTTTTTAGTAACTCTTTCACATATTCAGGTGGTGCTAAATATCCGCCTGTTGAGTCATTGCTGACAGTTAATGCTTTCTTTTCATCAGGTTGCAGACCTTCCAGTCCTTTCCTGCAATATCTATCAAAAGCGTTGAGATACTCATCAACTTGCTTAGATTCAAAGCCTGAGTCAGGGCGGGTAACCATTGTCTCAATTTTTGAAACTTGCTCCTTGATTTGTTCAGCGTTAGCTGCAGCAGTTGTTAACTTCTGATTCATTTCCTCGTAAGAATCCAATTTGGCTTCTATCTTGGCTAATTTTTCTTCGTTAGCTGCTGTGCTTTCGCCTTTCTCAATATTTTCCAGTCTTTCGTCATTAACTTTCTTAAATTCGTTGAAAGTTTGACCTAAGTCTGAAATAGCGTTTTTTATATCTTCCGACATAATAATACTCCTATTAAGTTTTTAAGGTTAAAGTTAGTTCTTTTATGGCGTCTACCAGTTCTGCACTTTCATCAACCTCTCGTTGATCAAAACACTTAGTTACTGCTTTTGCGGCAACTTTTGCTTCTGAACGAGATAAGCTGAATGCGTCACGCAGTCCATTCTCCCATTCCCTTATGGAATACTTTTCACCTTTTACCGACATCACAGTTGCCTGTGGGTTCATCGGAAAAGTTACTAGGCTAACTTCCATTAAATCTACTTCTTTGATAATGCGTTTATTTCCACGCTTATCATATGAAACTTCTTGTGGGTTTACTCTAAAGCCAATTGATAGCCCGTCTATAGCACCCATTTTTAATAATTCGTAGGCTTCTGCGCCTGCTTGCGTTTTTAGGGCAAGTCTGCCTTTTACTACTAAACCATGTTCATCTTCTTTTATAGAATCAAATACACCAATAGGCATATCAGATTTATGTTGATATAAAAGTTTTACATTCTGTGGCTTTCTTTTTTTAAGAGATTTTGCAAATGCGCCTGCTTCAATGACATCATTACCCAAGTCTTTATTGCCAAATACAGAACCATAGCCCTCAAATGTGCCATAGTCTTTATCTTCTTCTTCATCTTCGTAGGCTTTAATGCTTGACTTAATTTCAATGGACTCTTTCTCAACTTCTTTCTCACTATCCATTTCGTCAATTGTTTCTTCTGAATCAGGCTTAGATTTGCCAAATTCAACTATATAAGAGTCATCAGTTTCTTCCACTGCTCTTATGTGCTTCTCATCATTCTCAATAGAATCTTCTTTATTAGAATCGTACTCATTGGTACAGACAGCTAGGCGTTGATCTGAATCGGTATACTCACTCGTCATAGTGTCATCTCCCATACATCTTTTTAAAAAGTCTTGCCT